CATAAGAATGGCTGGCTTGGTTTCTCCCTCCGACGATTAGTCGGAAACGGCCGTTTAAACGGCCGAGCACACACCCAGCTTGATGCTGACGCGCTGGGGGCGTCCTGCACGCTCCAAGTGGTCGGTATCGACCTTGGGTGACAGATGAGCGAGACGGTCTCCAATCAAGGAGCCGTTGTCTCGATCACTGCCCTCCTGCTCGAGGAACCACTTGAGTAGGGCGCCAGGACCGTCGAGAATGGATTTCGGCGGTCGAGACGATTCAACATAACCCTTAACTAGGGGGTTATGGAGATACTCGCCAATCTGCTGGGTTTCAAAGCCCAGACAAGAGTGACGACCCAACACAGGAGAGGATGGTAATACCATTGGGAAGTGTTTTATTAACTTCCCGATATAGCCATCCAACCATCGCACCGTTTGCCAGTAACCAGCCCAATAGAGCTGGTTGCGAAGCGAGACGATGCTGATGATTTCCTGGGCGTGCCCACGTTTGGTCGGGAATACTCGACGGACTCGGACGATACTAACGTCCTCGCCATCGTAGTACTCCTTTCCACAAGACTCTCTGAACTTACCAGTCCAGAAAGACTTGCCTTCATTTACTACAAGACCAAAGTCTTGTAGTGCCTGAACAACGTGGTCCACGAAATCTACAGGGACAATAATGTCATCCCCGTAGATCCGCACCGCATGATGAAGGCGTTTTACATCCTTCATCGTTAGCGTTGTGTTGAGCGCTCGCTCTATACCAATAAAGGTAATGGTCAGGAAGACCATCGCCTCAATCGGAAAGGTGAGTGCTGAACCCATAGACGCGAACTTGGTTAGGTGTAATACACCATAGCCAGGAACGTCTGCCTTCGGGCTCCTACTCGCCATCACAGCCTCACGAAGGTGAGGATGATGAACGAGGAGGTGCCTTACATGCAGACAAGAGACGCGATCGGAGGCTTCACTCAAATCGAGCGTAGCCAGGGTTCCATCTTTGGAGCCCTTTCTGGCCATCGCCTGGTTAGGGCGCTGGTCATCTATCCCAATCATGGTCCGAAGATAGTTTGTCTTCGGGATACCCATCCGGATTTCACGGAGTACCGACTGCTGTGCATACTGCATAGCAGTTGGTTCAACCGCGATGATCCGTGGCGTCTTTTGCGTCTTAGGTACCGAAATAACCTTTACAGGAATTTCGGTGCCAGGTTCGAGGATGTCGACGTCTTCCAACTGCTCATAGTACCGAGCATTTGGGAGGAGCATATCCCCAATGGGGAAATACTCATCAAGACGTCTGGGCCAAGTGAATTGCTCGAACTTTGCGTTCCCGCAAAGTCCGTCAGCGGTTACACCTGGACCATGTTTAGGGATGTGTCTACCGTAGTAGATCTCACGATCTACGGAGGTAAACAACCCACTAAACAAAAGAGTACTGACCCGTTCAAACCAAGCCCATTTTTGGGCTGGGATGAGCTGGTCTGACTCTCTGACATCCTGCTCACATTG